GTATTAGAATATTCTGATAAAGAAGCTCGTAAGATTATTATGAATCGTCTTATGAAAGATAGAATGGTCTATTCAAAGATTAAATCTACAAACGCTTTTAAAGAGTTGGAAAAAGAAGTTACCAAGTCTAAAAAAGAAGATGATACTAAATCATTATCTACAATAGAAAAGAAGATAAATGAAAAAGTATCGTAATAAAGAGAAATCTTTATCTGGATTGACAGTTGCAGTTCGTGGAGATGATATTCAAGGTGCAATGCGAGTTCTAAAGAAACGTATGCAAAATGAAGGCATCTTTAACGAAATGCGAGAGAGGACATCTTTTAAAACTAGAAGCGAAAGAAGAAGATTAGAAAAAGCTGCTGGTAGAAGAAGATGGTTAAAGAAAATAGATAAGTTAAAAGAGCAAGGAAAGTGGCCTAATGACTAAAAACATAAAAGCGAGAACTGCTGTTAATGAGGGTTGGAAAGCACCTAAGAAAAGAAAACCAATGACACCAGAGCAAAGAGTTGCAGCTGCAGAGAGACTTGAAAAAGCAAGGGCTGCAAAAGCACCAGCTAAAAATGAGACAATACATTCATCTGTTTTAAGTAAAAGTGATGATGATACTTTTTCAGTAAAAAATGTTAAGAGTTGGATTAAAGCACAACAAGAGATGATATCTAGTTTAAGGGGTGAAGTGAGAAGAGAAGTTAAAGGTGCAAAAGCAAAGTTAGCAGATGCAGAGGGATATATAAGACATATGAGGCATTACTTAAAACATGGTGATTGGTGTAATGATTTCTATGGGCCTTATGAAGATAAGAGGATAAAATGGCAGACGATAGTTCCAAAGGGAATGTAATTAAAGGGCCTTGGAAAAAGGTCAAAACAGTTACTAAAGCTCAAACTGAAAAAGTCCATCACGATATGACATATATTGATGAGGTAGCAGAATCTGTTATGATACCCATGATACATGGACTTGCAGAAAATGGAGTTGATATCAAAAGTGATAAATTTATTATAGAGGTTGGTTTCATAAACGAATCTATCAGAGCTTTATTGTTTAGACATTTAGGATATAAACATACAATGTCTGATTTAATTAAATCAATTATGACACTACAAACAGAAAAGACAGAGGATGTATATGCAGCTTTCAATCACGAAGTGGTTGATAAAATGAATGAAGTGTATAATAAAGAAAAGGATAAAAAAGATGAGTGAAATGAAACTAAGAGAAAATGTTTCTGAAGAGGAAGTAAGAGTACACCAACCATTTAGTCCAACTATTCTAGAATTTAAAGTTCCACAAAAATTTTTAGATATTGTAAATACGTCTGGTGATGCAGTATTGCCTGATGATGGATTATCAAAGAAGTTTGATTTCTCTGACAATCTTGTGGGTAAAGTTTCAAAAGAAGTTAGAATACCAATCATGGAAACAGATGATAAAAATTACATGAGTGGTATTATTAAAGGTGCTTGTTTAGGATATCTTCAAAATATGATACAAAACAATAGAGCCTATGAATGGAAAAAGAATGGTGGTAGTGATAATCCAACTACTGATAATATTTATCTTGCTCAATCTTGGATAGTAAGTCAATATAAACATGAATATAATCCATGGCATAAACATAGTGGTAACTTTAGTGGTGTTTGTTATTTAAAATTACCAGAGGGTATGGAAAATCATTTTAATGAAGAAACAAAAGACCATTATCCTGCTAGTGGATTGATTGAATTTAGTTACGGAGAACCTTGTGATATGAGAAGTGATACTCTTATGTTTAAGCCTGAAGTTGGTATGATGATTGTTTTTCCATCTTGGTTGAAACATAGTGTTTATCCTTTTTATTGTGATGGTGAAAGACGAAGTATGAGTTTCAATGCTTACTTTATGACAGATGCACAAATTGAAGCGAGGAATAATGCAGTTAAGTAATTTCTGTGTATCATATTCTAATGCAGCTTCTGACGAGTTGGTTCAGAAAATGATTGATTGGTTTGAAACTGATACTAAATCAAAAACAGTAAAACCAAGTAGAGATACAAGAAAAGATATTCAAAAGTGGGTTGAAGTTGGAACACCATTGTATAAAGAGATTGAAGCAGTAAAAAGAAAATACTTAAATAAATATCTTGAAGAATTTCCATATGTATATAAAGGTAGAAAAGTATTATTATCAGAAGAAACTAAAATACAAAGAACAGACCCAAAGGGTGGAGGCTTTCATAGTTTTCATTCAGAGGTATCTCATTACAAAAATATTCGTAGAATTTTAGTTTGGACATTATATTTAAATGATATTCCAGAGGATGAAGGCGAAACAGAATTTTTATTACAAAAGATAAGGGTAAGACCAGAGAAAGGTAAGATGACTATTTTTCCAGCATCTTTCCCTTGGCAACACAGAGGTAATCCAGTTCATACAAAACCAAAATATATTTCTACGGGCTGGTGGTTATTTCCAAAAGAAGGCGAGATGGACTAATGATTATTATGGATATGAATCAAATCTCTTTGGCGTGTTTAATGATGGACATGAACATGAGAAAGAGTAACGAAGTAGATGAGGGTATGGTAAGACATATGATACTAAATTCTGTTCGTATGTATAGAATGGATTTTCATCAAGAGTTTGGAGAGATAGTTCTTACATATGACTCTAAACATTATTGGAGAAGAGATTACTTTCCAAACTATAAGGCTGGTAGAAAAAAAGGTAGAGAAAGAGATAGTAAAGATTGGGATGCTATATTTAATTGTTTAAATAAAATCAAAGCAGAGTTTAAAGAAAATCTACCATACAAATATATGGAAGTTCATGGTTGTGAGGCTGATGATATTATTGCAACATTATGTAAACACTTTCCAAACGAAAAAATAATGATTGTGTCTGGAGATAAAGATTTCATACAATTACAAAAATATCCTAATGTTCAACAATATAGTCCTATACTCAAGAAGTATGTAAACGGACATAATCCAGACACCTATATAAAAGAACACATACTTAAAGGCGACACAAGTGATGGAGTGCCTAATGTTCTATCGCCTGATAATACATTTGTAGATGGATTAAGACAAAGACCTTTAGGAAGAAAAAAAATTGAAACTTGGTTAGATATGCATATAGATGATTTACAAGATGAAGTCAAAAGAAACTATCAAAGAAATAACACACTTATCAACTTAGATAATGTGCCAGAGAATCTTGAGAAAGAGATTATGGTAGATTTTTCTGAAGCGCCTTGTGGAAATAGAAGTAAAATTCTAAACTATTTCATACAATCAAGATTAAAAGAACTAACTCAATCAATAGGAGAATTTTAAAATGGAAAATACTTATACCTTACTTTTTTCAGAAATATTAGATAAGGTGCATAAAGCAAAAACTAAATCACAGAAAGTTGCAATACTTAGACAACATAATACAGATGCATTAAGAATGTTACTCAAAGCATCATTTGACCCAACAAAAATATGGGTGATGCCAGAGGGTGAAGTTCCTTACACACCTAATGATGCTCCTGCTGGAACAGAACATACATTGTTGGCTCAGGAGGCAAAGAAACTTTGGAGATTTATTAAAGGTGCAGATAATGTAACAAAACAACATCAAAAAGAAAATATGTTTTTTCAGTTGTTAGAGGGTTTGCACGAAAGTGAAGCAAAGTTATTAGTTCTTGCAAAAGATAAAAAGTTACATCAACATTACAAAGGATTATCTGCGGCTGTGGTTAAAGAAGCCTTCGGTTGGGATGATGAGTTTATGATTCCAGAACCAGATGTCTATCCACAGGCTAGTCGTTCTGCAAGTGGATTAATTGAAAACCCTAGATGATAAGAAAGATAACACCCATTTATAGAACTGTGAATTTGCCGAAAAGGCGACCACAAAGTGATTCGCCCGATTCGCAAAAGGAAGAAAAAACTCACTCTAAAAAACTCAATAAAAACAAAGACTTAAAATGACACTTGACAAACCTTTTTTTATTTGGTATATTATAAGTATAGTTAATAAAGAGAGAGAAAAAATATGACAATGATTAAGAAGAAATTCACAAGTATTGATGATGGTATCAATAATATGTTAGACGCTGCCGCATATGACTATTCAAAAAATGGTTTTAAACATAGGACTTCCAATGATTTTCGTGATAAGTTTATGGTTAAAGTTGGAAAGAAATATATTAAGATTGGTATACAATCTGATTATAATAGTAAGATGGGTCAAGTTTGGGCCTTTGTTGTTAATACTGATGATGATAAATTGTTTAAAAGAGGTGATGTTTTGAAGGCTGCAGGATTTAATGCTCCTGCTCGTAACGCCCCAAGAGGTAATGTTTTAGATGGTGGGTTCAATATTAATTGGACTGGCCCGTTATATTTATAGGAGAGATTATGGAAAATATTATGAATAAAGGTTTTGAGATTGAGGTTACTTATAAAAATGGTGATAAGTCATCTAAGTATTTCGGTATTCATCAGCTTGCATCTGCAACAAAGTATTTTAACAAGATGAATAATTCTATTGATAAGAATATTCATAAGGTCAAATCAAAAATTACAAAGGTTATTTTCTAATGAAAACATTTGTTTGTATGATAGGTATTATCGCCTGTATAATGATAGTTGGTTATATTGAAGAACCCTGCTCAACTGAGGGATTGATGCAAGGGTGTATGAATTAATGGTTTGGTTCGGTTGGCACCTCTCTCTCTCATCATCAAAAAGCCACCGAATCACTTTCCCACGATTCGCAATGATTCGTTTTTGTGATGAGAAATGTGAATAGATAAGTCATTGAAATCAAAGGGAATTTTAAGGGGGGTTGACAAGACCCCCCTTATTTGTTATACTACTAGTATAAACAATAAAGAGAGAGTTTTAATTATGACAAAAAGAGTTTCCAAAAAAATGAGAGAAGAG